GTTGGCGGTAATACTTCAATTGATATGCACGGAAACGTTGACTGGAAAGTTGGCGGTAATATGAATCTCGCAGTCAAGGGAACATTCGCGACTCGCGTTGATGGCGATTATTCTATGGACGTTTCTGGTGATATTGACTCGGCAACATCGAAATCATATCGTCTCGGTTCTGCGACAAGTGTTGATATTCTATCAAACGGCAAGATTAATATCGATGCTACCTCTGATATCAATATCAAGTCTGATGCGAATGCAAATGTTTATGGTAAGAATACTAATATCAAGGCATCGGGTAAGACGAATGTTCAGGCAGGTTCTACCATGAACGTCAAGGGTGGCGGAGCAACAAATGTTGACGGTGCAGTAATTACTGTAAGTCCTGGAAGCGCAGGTTCTGCTACAACTGCAGCGGATGGAACTCCTCCTGAAATTACGGTTGTATCCGATCCTGTATCGCCAATGACTCCAAGCGAACCATCGTTCGTTGATGGTGGAGGTGTTTCGCCCGACGAACTGAAGGGCATGGATTATGACGGCGAAGACGGTGTTTCGGATCCTAACGCAGCAGGAATTGAGGATACACCAACTCCAGGCGAAGAAGATTCGGCATCCCTAGAAAGTGCGAAGGTTCCTGCAGGCGCATGTAATCTGACGAAGAAGGGAACTAAACTACCCGACATTAATATCTCAAACGGTATTAATTACGGTATGAAGATTTCTGACAACTTTACGCTCAAAGAAGTCATGGTCAAGGGTAAACTTCGCGCATACGGCGGATTTAGTAAGGCAGACATGATTGCTAACATGCGCTGTTTGGCAGTTAACTGCTTGGATCCAATCAAGGCAAAATATCCAGGGATGTATCTGACATCAGGATTTAGAGATTATATTCCAGAGGGCGGATCTACAACCTCGCAGCATATGCTTGGTCAGGCAGCAGATATGAAATTCAACGGTCATTCTAAGGCAGAATATTTCGAGATCGTTAAATGGATCGCAAAGAATGTTCCGTACGATCAACTCTTGCTAGAATATCTACCATCTGGCGGTCACTGGATTCACATATCATTTAAGTCTTCTGGTAATAGATACGAACACTTTACAATGTATAATCATAAGAGAGTATCTGCTCCAGGAACCTTCAAAAAATTCTAAATGGTATATAAATAAGTCATATGAAAACAGCAAGAATATACAAAGATCTGGATCTATCTTTTACGCCATTACCTGGATCGGGTGATGCTGCGAAGAAGTATGACGTCAATGCAGTAAAGCAATCTTTAAGGATATTACTTCTTACTGCCAACGGCGAAAGACCGTTTAATTATTTGCTCGGATCTCCAATATATCGAATGCTTTTCGAACCGATGGATATGATCACCGCAAATATGTTAGAGACGCAGATTACAATCTTGATAACAAATCAAGAACCAAGAGTTCGTCTAAATAAGGTGGAGGTGATTCCCAACGAGGATCTCAATCGGTATGATATTACACTTTACTTTTATGTAGTTGGTTTACCAGAACCAGTTGTATATTCAACATTCCTAAAGAGATTGCGATAATGGCAGAACTTAGAGTAACAGAACTAGATTTCGTTGGGATCAAACAAAACCTAAAAGAATATCTAGCAAGTCAGGATGAATTTTCAGACTATAATTTCGAGGGGTCGGCGATGTCCGTTCTCCTTGATATTCTTGCATATAACACTCACTACAACGCAACTCTTGCCCATCTTCTTGCAAATGAAATGTTTATCGATAGCGCACTAAAGCGTTCGTCGGTTGTTTCTATTGCTAAGTCCATGGGGTATGTTCCGAACTCTCAGCATTCCGCACGTGCTACCGTCGATATTGAAATTACTGCACCAGCAGGTTATTCAGGAACAACGCTAACGCTGGGTAAAGACTCAACTCTAACCTCTACTGGATTGGCAACTGCCGAAAGTCCAGCAGGCGTCTATAACTTCCACCCAGACAAAGACTATGTTGTTCCAGTTGCCGATCAGGTCGGAAATATTAAAACCTTTGTTTTCACAGATGTGACACTAATCGAAGGTGCTAGAGTTTCAAATACTTTTATTGTGGATTCTACTAATCTGTCAGGTCCATTTACGATTCCAAATAAAAACGTAGACACTACTACTCTTACGGTAAGAGTTCAAACTTCTTCGACTGAATTAACAACAACAAACTACATCTATTCTGATACAGTCATTGATATTGATGGAAACAGTAATGTATTTTGGGTCGAAGAAGGACCAGATGGTTTATTCCAATTAGTCTTCGGCGATAATATTATCGGTAAACAATTATCTTACGGAAACATAATTACCGTAGAATATTTCGTAGGTGCTGGAGAAGGCGGAAATAATCTTTCCAACTTTAATCTGGTTAATTCCTTGATCGGACCATCCGAAACCAAAGTAGTTACAACAGTAAATAGATCGTATGGCGGTTCTGCGATTGAAAGTATTGATAGCATTAAGTTTAATGCGCCGAAGTTCAACACTTCTCGTAACAGAGCAGTAACAAGTGATGACTACAAATCATTGATTAGCAGAAATTTCCCTGGAATTAATTCAATTTCAGTGTGGGGTGGAGAGCAAAACGATCCTCCGATTTACGGCAAGGTCTTTATTTGTCTCGATCCGCTAGAAGGAACAATCATAACTGATCAAGATAAAGATAATATCGCAAGAGATATTATCGCACCAAGAAGTGTTGTCTCGGTTCAACCTGAATTTGTTGACCCTGAGTATACATATATCGGTATCGATTCCTCAGTGAAGTTTGATCAGAAGAAATCTATTGAAACGTCAACTCAATTAGAAGCACGTCTGAGACAAATTGTGAATGATTATTTCCAAACTAATTTGAACAAACTTGCTAAAGATTTTTACTATTCTCAATTAAGTTCTGATATTATGACTGCAAGTTCGGCGTTGATCAGTAACTCCATTGACATAACTCTGCATAAAAGGTTTTCAGGTTTAATCAGTGACAGTGTTGCATTTAAATTGACTCCAAATTTCGGACAACCTATTTTACCAAATAGTGTTCGCTCGACAAACTTTACTACATTTTTCAATAGCGCATATTACGATGTTTATATGATTGATGTTCCGGATACAAATCCACCTGATAATATTGGCACAGGAACAATTCATCTTATAGAATTATCGACTGGTAATATTGTTTCTTCTAACTTTGGAACTGTAGATTATTCTACGGGTAAAATCACTGTACCTTCCTGTTATTTTATTGCTCTGCTTGGCGGAACATCTTCATTTAGAATTTACGTCAAACCGCAAAACGTAACTTCGGATATTACAACCAAAATTATCAACACGTATCCTGGAACAGTTATGGAATCTTCGGGTCCAATTATTCCAGTTGCCTCGAGAAACGCATTACTCAAGTTGGATACGAGCGGCGCCAATGCCGCAGCAAATATTCCAACAGGATTAACTATAACAGCACTGCCAGTATAAGATGACAATTGTTCCATCATATAGGAAGGTAGTTACTGGGTTTACGCTTGTCAGCGGTGGCAGTAACTATACTTCCCCTACTATCACTATCAACGGTGGTGATGGAGATGGCGCAACTGCAACTGCAATTTTAACTGATGGTGTTATTACTGGTTTGACAATCACAAACCAAGGATCAGGGTATTCTTCGCCACCTACAGTCACGATTGAAGATGACAACGGATCTGGCGCAATTATTGAAGCATTGATCGGTGAACCGACATATAAAAACAAATTAGAATTTTTGATCCAGGAGCAACTGCCTGAGTTTATTCAGAACGAATACGCTGGGTTTGTCACGTTCCTCGAGGGTTATTACAGATTCCTCGATCAACAGGGGCAAGTCAACGACGTCCTCCTAAATGCAGCAGATTTCTCAGACATCGATAAAACTCTAGAAGAATTTATCGAAGAGTTTAGAAAACAATACGCAGTAGATATCCCTCGTTCGGTTCTAGTAAATCAACGTAGACTCGTAAAACTGATTCGCGAATTTTACGACACGAAGGGTTCTGAAAAATCTATAGAACTTCTGTTTAAAATTCTGTATGACGAAAGCGTAGAATTCTTCTATCCTTCGCAGCATATTTTGAGAGCGTCGGACGGTATTTGGATTCAGGATGTAGTTCTCAGAATTATCGGCGGAGATGCAGGAACTAATCCCTTTGATCTTTCTGGTAAAATTTGCGAACTGGTATATTACGAGAATACTGGAACTCAGATTTTCCCGAAAGTAATCGAAACTTCTATTACTGAGGTCAAGAAACTTGCATATACAAGTCCTGCGATCTACGAACTAAAGGTCTCGCTACCTAAAAATTCAGCACTTAAAGTTCCAGGCGCTGGAGCGGTTGGTGAAGCAACTATTGTTGACGGGCAAATAACAGAAATTGATGTTATTTCTGGCGGTTCTGGATATTACGTTGCGCCTACAGTAATACCATACGGTACTGAAGGTACTGGAGCGGTTCTTCGTGCAAATATTGCAAACGGGTCGGTTGAAAGCGTCACTGTTCTACAAGGCGGATCTGGTTATGAGTCGCCTTTACAAATCGTATTTTCAACAGAATCAGTAAGAACGTTTGTTCGTCTTAAGAATGATCCTTCGAAAACATACGGATATGTCATTCGACAACTTTCCACCGTAGAAGTTACATCGTGCGAAGGTGATGGGGTTGACGGAGACTGCGGTTTCAGAGTCGGTCAAATTTATCAGATTGACGAAACAGCGCAGGTTGGTCCATATGTAATTTATCCTCCTCTCGGCACGCCATCTACATCTCTGTTAAATTCTATTTCGGCAGACCCAGCGGATTATGGTACTTATGACGAAGAACTGTTTAATCTTAACAGAGATAATCCATACTTCGATGCAACAGGTAATTATAACTTTATTGGTAGAGACAATAGAGCATCCGTAAAAGTAACTTCGGTCGGCGAAGATGGTTGTGTTCTTGCAGTTTCTATTTTCAATGTCGGGTTTGGTTTCCAACAGGAACAGTTCGAAGCAACAATTACTTCTCCTACTGGTTGTGAAGCAGTCCTATCGTTTACCACTGGCGCATTACTTGCAAGAACAGGTAGATTTAAAGACTCTCGTGGTATGTTGTCAAACGTCAACAAACTACAAGACAACTATTACTACCAGAATTACTCCTACGTCATTAGATCTGGTGTTCCTGCCGGAAACTGGATGAACACTCTTAAGAAATCTGCACACCCTGCTGGTATGGCAGTTTTCGGCGAACTGATTATTTCGCAAAATATACAAGTCTCAGACTTTATCGGCGTAATTCAGATTGAACAACTGCATGAATTGTTCGTCGACGTCTTCGAGATGAACGATCAAACCATTGAATTTGATTTCTATAAGGTTCTACATGATAGCGTAAATATTGCTTCACCTGGATACTACGCAGTTCCTGATTACGCAGGAGTCACTTATGCGTATGATGTTGGTAATGATGTTGCTGTCGTAGATTTCCATAAAGTTCTGACGGATAGCGTTTCGCTCTACGATACTCAGGACTTTGAATTTGATATTGGTATCTATGATAATGAAGAAGATACAGCATCAACAATAGATGCGTTTGATCGTGTCGTTCAATTCTACAGAGATTTTGGCGAAGTTATTACGTTTGTTGAAGAAACACTTGTAGATTTCAGTAAGTCAGTAACTGAGGATCCTGTTTGGGTAACCAGAGATTTCTATGCAACTCCTGATTTCGCAGGACTTGAATGGGCATGGAATGCAGAAGAAACTGTTCAAATCGGATTTAATAAGATTCTATCAGAAGATGTTTCTAAGTCCGACCAACTAAATAGTTTTGACTTTGGTAAGGTTCTAAGTGAATCTACCAGCACTTCTGAGACTCGCGGGTTTGAGATTAATAAGGTTCTTTCGGATGCAATTTCTGCACTAGATTCTATTGCCATCCACGAGAGTTTCTCTGTCGCAGATACTTCGAGTGTAAGCGATGATTCAATCATTGACATTTTGGTAAATAAAACGTAACTTGCCACGACTCTAGATTTCTACAATAAGATACTTCAATTAAATAAAAATGATTCTTCAGAAACATCAGAAATTATTCTAATTGAAGATAAACCAGAGACAATTGATCTTGTTGGAATCAACGAAAGTTCTCGAGTGATTATAAATAAGGGAATAGGAGATCTATTAGGTATTTCCGATTCCGGTATTATCAATACACAAGATTATGTGAATGGTGATTTCGGTTCAGACTATGTCGGATTGGCAACATATTTTTAACAAGAAGAAGGTAAACTCAAATGAATCTTAAGGAAAAACTAACTGGTGCTACTGGTAAGTTACGCATCCTCGTTCAGGATGAAGCAACTGGCGAAGTAAAGCACGATATCGAAACAACAAACCTTGTAGTTGATACAGGTCTTGATTTCATCGCATCGCGTATGGCAGGCACTTCTGCGGGCGTTATGTCGCATATGGCAGTTGGATCGGATAACACTGCTGCCGCTGCTGGTGATACCGATCTCGGTTCTATCCTCGGTTCGCGCAAGGCGCTTACATCTATAGATGTAACTGCAAATGCTGTTGAATACGTTGCAACTTTTGCTGCTGGCGAAGGCACTGGCGCAGTTAAAGAAGCAGGCATTTTCAATGCAAGCACAAGCGGAACAATGCTGTGCCGCACTGTTTTTGACGTTATCAACAAGGGTGCGTCTGACAGCATGACAATCACTTGGACTGTAACTGTATCGTAATTTAAAATGGCACTTCTTCTAAGATCGCAGGGGCGAACTGAAATAGCAAGAAGCATTTATCGCGATATTTACAGCGAAAATGATTTCTACTATTTCTATGTTGCCAGAACCCTGAATTGGCTTGATGAGGAGGATCCAGAGCAACCCATTGACTCTGGATCCTACAACAACGCAGCGCATAGAAACACTATGTTCGTGAAGCGTGTTCAGGCAAGCGATGTTGCTCTGATGATCGAAAGAAGAAACTGGACTCTCGGGACAGTTTATGACAGTTATGATGATGCTTATGGCGAAGAAGATGCCAACGGCGATCTGATTACTGCGCACAGCGGCGTAACTTCTTTATCAGAAGCAAACTTCTATGTTCTTACTGACGAGTTGAACGTTTATAAGTGCATTTACAACGGCGGAAATATTCCTAGCACAGTTAAACCAACAGGAACTGATACAGACGTATTTGAAACATCTGATGGATACTTCTGGAAATTTATGTTCCGTGTTGAAGCGTCTGATGCTTCTAAGTTCTTAACAAGCACCCACATACCAGTCAGAAAAATGGCAGGATTGGGCGAACCCGATTTCGACGTAAACGGGCAGATTGACTACATAACAGTTACTGCTCCTGGTTCTGGTTATACCGAAGCACCATTCGTCGTTATTCAGGGTGATGGTAAAACTGCACCAGAAGTTGTTATCGATAGCACCACTGGTTCGGGCGCACAAGCATTTGCTATTTGCGGCGTAAATGAAGAAACCAATGCCGACGAAGTAATTGCTGTTGTTGTGACTGACGGCGGATCTGGTTATAAATCGGCAGTCAATAAATCATTCGATGGTAGCAGTTCATCTGCGGTTACGTTGTCTGCA